GGCCAAGCAGCAGGTGCCGGGGGCGTATGTGGTTGCCACCGATCAGGTGCGCAAAAACTTTGATCTTGTGATGGGCCTTTCACAGACCGATCCGCAACGGTTTCTTCAAATCCACACGGACTCTCCCGACATGGTGAACGGTTTGACGATCCAAATGCGCAGCGCGATTGATACCCAACAAAGAGCCATAAGTGAACGCTTGCGTGCGGGTGTAAGTGGCGGCCAGATGGATGGCGCGATTGCGGCGGCGCGGCCGGTATTTGAAGCGGCTGGGGTTTTGGCCACGAAGCAAAAAGGCCAAACGGATGCGGATGTTCCCGCCTATAATCAGGCCGTTGGGATGCTGCGCACGGAGGTCAACGATTATTTCGAGAAAAACGGCAGAATGCCCGATGACAAAACCTTGCAGGGCATGGCGCGCGCCGTGACCTTGCAGGGTTTCGTGCCAGGGGATAGGTCGTTTTTTGGCATGGGACCGCCAAAGGATCAGCCGGTTTACACGCTGCAAAACCAAGGCAAGCCATACCAGATCGACATCAACGCGCCCGCCGCGCAAGCCCTGGCGGCGCCGCTGGTGAATGAATTTATCAAGCAGGCGGGCCATCCGCCCGATGAAGCCACCATCGAGGCAATGCTGAGAAGCAGGTATCCGTCGCTTAACTTCACGAGCGGGCAATAATGTCGGGCAGCAATGTGGTGCCGTTTCCGGCGCCCGCCCCGCCGCCCCCGCAAGCAACGCCTCTGCCGCCGCCCGTGGCAGCACCCGTGCCGCCAGCGCCCCCGGCGGCGCAATCGGCTCCGGCGCTGCGGTTGCCGCCGCCCTCGTCGCCCAACGAATCCGACGATACGGCGGCGTTTGTGGCGCAGTTCGTTAAGAAGCAATCCCCGCCCGCGCCGCCGGCCGATGCGGGCGATCAGACGCCGCCTGGTCAGGTTCCGTCCGCGCAAGTGCAGTTGCCGCCGGGGCAGCCGGAGCCAAGTTCGCCGGACGAGTCCGATGACACCGCGGCGTTTGTGGCGCAATTCGTTCATGCGCAGCAGGCCCCGGCGACCGCGAACATGGTGGCCGCCCAAGGTTCCAACCCGGACAAAACCGCGCAAGCCATGGCGACGGCGGCCAAGCTCGGCCTGCCGGTGCCGGCGGTGGAAGCCGACCCGCAGCACTATGCCGACCTCGCCAAGCTATCCGATGACCGCCAGGTCGTGGCGCGCGATCCGGCGCTGCAAGATTGGATCAAGCAGGACCCGACCAACGCCAAGCTGGCCATTGATGACATTGCGCATCTGGGGGTCATCGGGCGGCTGAGCCGGGGGCTGGATGAAGGGCGGCTGCAATATCAGGAAGGTGGCGTTGAGGCTAAAAACGCGCTGGCCGGGCCGTTTGGCGGGCCGTCCGCAGCCAACATCAATCTGCTCGATGCCATCAAAACGCAGTTGCAGTTGGCCCAAGGGCAGGATGAGTTGGCCGATGAGGCGCGGGCGCAAACGGCCATGGCGCAGCGCGGCGGCCAGCCCGCTATGCAAGGGCATTTGACCGAGCGTGGCTTTGCACCGCAGGCCGGGGAGTATGCCGCCAGCGTTCCGGGCATGGGCGTCTATGGGGACGTTGCCCAAGGGGTGGGCGAGTTTGCCGGGGCGTCGAAACCGATAGCGGAACAGGCGGCCCTGGCCGCAGGGACCTATGCTCTGGGGCCTTTGGGGGTGGCCTACCGCACCGCTCGGATGGTTGGCGCGGGCGGTGAGGTGGGGATGGCTGTAGCGCCCGCGTTGGGTCGCGCGGCTGGCATGGGGTTGGGCAAGGCTGCGCAGATGCTCGGGCCGGCGGCTTTGACCGCCATGGTGGGCAATCAGGTCGTGAGTAGCTACGGGCAGATTTACGACGCGCAGAACGGCGTGAAGGACGCCAACGGGCAAGAGATACCCGAGACAACCAAGCAGCTTGTGGCGGCCGGTGGCGCCATACTGGCGGGCGGGGTCATGGCGGCCGGAGGCGGGGCGCAGCTTGGCCGGTTGCTCAACCTGCCGAAAATCACGTTCGTCCACGATCTGGCGGTGGCGGCGGCGCGGGTGCCGACCGTGCAGCGGGCGTTTGGCAATCTGTTCGCGGGCGCGGCCAAGGCGGGCATCGTCAACGCGCTGTTGGGCATGGGCATCAACGGCGTGCAATCGGTGGCGCCGCAGATTGGCATGGCGGTGACTTCGCCGAATTTCGAGACCGTGTTCAACAACCCGGACAAATACGCGGCGCTCAAAAAAGAGATTATTGAGGGGTGGGAGGACAATCTGTTGCTGGGGGCTGGCCTGCATGTGCCGGCGGCGGGCGTTTCGTTGATGTACGATGTGGGCCGCGCCTCGGCGGCCGGGCGGGCGGCGGAGCTATGGGGCGGCATGATGGACGCCGCGGCGCAGAGCAAAACCCGGATGCGCGCGCCGGCTTCCTTTGAAGCGTTGATGAAGGCTCATTCCGGCGATGCGGTCTATGTGAACGGTGACGCGCTGGCGACGTATTATCAGGAAATTGGTTCCGCGCCGGGGGCAAAGAACGATCCGTTTGCGCAGGTCGTGCCGGATATGAAGGATCAGCTTGAACGGGCGCAATTAACCGGCGGGGTGGTGGAAATCCCCCGGGCGTCTTTTGCCGCAAGGCTCGCGGGCTCCAATGCGGATTACCGGCTGCGTCCGCATATCAAAATCACGCCGGACGGGATGAGCGCGGAAGAGGCGCAGCAATTCCTGAACGACAACCCCGATATGTTCAAGGGGTTCGATCTGGAGTCCTTGGCTGCCAATGGTGGCGAAGGGCCAACCCGGGGACACACCTTCGAGGTGGTGAACGTCGCCGAAAATTCCGATGACGCCAAAAACCCGTTGCTGACGGTGCGCGATGAGACCGGCCAGGAAATCCCTGTCCAAGCCGAGGATTTTAACAATTTCATGCAAGGCCGCCAAGCGACCATCACGCGCGGCGAGGGCGGCACTGGCAAGGTCGGTGAGCACGCCAACACGCTTGAGGTGGGCGATATTGTCCGCACGGCGGAAGGGGCGCGCGAGGCGGTGCGGGCCGATGTCATGCGCCAGTTGCAGGCAGCCGGGCAGACGGAGAATCAGGCCAAAACCAACGCGGCGCTGTTTGTGGCGTTTTTTGGCACGATGGGCAGGCTCATGGGGCTTTCGCCCGAGGCGATTTACCAGGCGGAGAATATCCAAATCCAGCGTGAGGCGGCCTACGTGGCGGGGCCGGGGCGGTATGACGATCTTGACGCCGCGATTGACGCGAACCGCGCCGGGCGCGGGGGACCAAGCGACCGCGAAATTTATGGCCCGAGTTTGCTGGAATACCTGACGGAAAAGCCAAACCCGCGCACGCTGGCGGAGGCGCAAAATATGCCCCCGCGCAAGCTTGCCGGCGGCTTGGTTGATACCGGCGGCAATTTGAAAAGCATGGGCGCGGGCGTCTGGCATTTAGAAGTCAAGACGCGGCGCAAGTTGATAAATGAGAACGGGCAACGGCTGCATGAGGCGGCGAAAGATGCCTATGATGCGAGATATTTTCCTGAGCATACCACCACCACCACGCCCGAACAGCTTTTGGCTGCGATACGGGATGAGTTGCACGGGAAAAAGCGTTATCCTGAAATGAGCTATGAGGCTCAAGAAAAACTGCACCAGCGCGAATTGGTCAACTATGTAAACTACCTGGCGAATGAGGCCGGGCTCGATTTGAAGTCGATGACCAACGATCAGGTGCGGCAAGCCTTTGCTGAGTTCGAGGGGCAGGCGGCGCCGAAGCCAAACCCGGACGCGGAATTTGACCAAACAGTTTATCGTGGCACGCCGCAATTTGAACAGCGCCAAGGCGAGACCAAACGCGGTTCTATCCAGTTCCACGAGGGGTTGACGCTCATCAACCTGTTCAAAAATGCCGACGCCTCCACCTTTCCTCACGAGGCGGCGCATTTGTTTCTGGACATCATGGATCGTGCCGTTCGGACGCCGGACGCGACGGCTGAGATGCGGACGGACATGGGCAAATTGCGCAAGTGGCTCGGGGTGGGTGAGGACGAAAACCTTCGGGACAATGTGGCGGCGCATGAAAAGTTCGCGCGTGGTTTCGAGACCTATCTGAAAGAAGGCAATCCGCCTTCTGAGGAATTGCGCGGCGTGTTCGCCAAACTCTCGGCCTGGATCACGCGGGTTTATCAGCGGTTGAAGCAGAGCGGCCAGCCGATCAACGATGAGGTGCGCGGCATCATGGACCGGATGTTGGCGACCCGCGAAGCCGTGGATGAGGCGCAAGCCGCGATGGGAACGCTGAACCCAACGTTCAAAGATGCCAAAATGGCGGGGATGTCGGGGACGCAGTTCAATCTGTACGTCAACAAGATCGCCAAAAAACAAGATGAGATTTATGACCGCGTTTTGGCGCGTGTCAGCAAAATGGAAGAGATCAGGCAGACCAAGGCGTGGAACGATGAGCGCGCCGCGCAGATGCCGCATGTTGAATATGATGTCATCCAAGGCAATCCGGGCGCGCGGACCTGGAGTTATTTTGCGTATGCTAAGGACCTGCTTCGCCCAGACAGGGAAATACCGCGCACGAAGCTTTCAGAGGCCGCCGTCAAGGCGATCCTCGGGGAGCGCATCATGGGGCTGCCCGATGGCATCCTGGCGCGCAAGAAGGTCCAGGCTGGCGAGGGTAAGCTCATTGTGGTCCACCCGGACGATGTGGCTGCGGCGTTCGGCTATTCGACTGGCAAGCAAATGCTGGAGGACATGATTGCGGCCAACATCGGCCGCCGCAACGCCGAACAGGCGACGGGCCGGGATATGTCGTTGAACGGGTATGTGCGGCACCTGACTGAACAAGCCATTCGTGATCGTCTCAATGAAATGTTTGGCGACCCTTTGCACGATGGGACGATTGCAGAGATCGCGCAGGAAGAGGCGCACAAGGCATCCACGCTGGACCTTATCAGCACGGAGTTGCGGGCGCTGGCCAAGCGCAACGGCGAGCCGCCGCCCTGGTCTGTGGAGCAGGCCAAAGCCTGGGTCCAGGAGAGTTTCCTGAAAACCAGCATCCGCCAGGCGATCAAGCCTGGCCCTTACATTAAGGCCGAACAGAAGGCCGCCCGGGATGCCGAGATCGCGTTGCTGCGGGGCAATGTGGTGGATGCGCTCAAAGCCAAGCAGCGGCAGATGTTGGCCCATATCGCGGCCGGCGAGGCGCAAGCCTTCAAGAAGATGTATGATAAGACGGTTGCTAATTGGAAAAACCTGGGCAAAACGGTACGGTTGCCCAAGATCGAGCCGCATTTCGCCGATCAGATTCACGCGATCCTGGACACCATCGGCATCCCGATTGCCCGTGACGCCGATGAGTTGCGCCGGGGCACGGCCGGACAAAACTTGACCGATTTTATAGCCGACCGGCAGGAGCAAGGTTGGCAGATTGATGTGCCGTTGTTTCTGCACAACGTGGTGGGCAATCAGTGGCTTCGCCCGGGGCAGTATGATTATCGAGATTTTAATACCCATGATTTCATGCTCACGTCCGATCTCATTACGTCTTTGAAGCATGTTGGCAAGGAGGTGAATGAAATCCTGGTTGGCGAAAAGCGGGAGGATTTTCAAAGCCGCAAAGCGCAAATGCTGGAAGAGGCAAAAGACGTGCCCAACATCTGGCGTGAAAGCGGAACGCGGGTTCCGAAGGGGCTTGAGTTGGTGCTGACACGCGGGCTTCTGGGCACCGGGCGGGAGTTGAAGGCCAATTTGCGGCGCCTGGAAAACGCGATGATTATGCTGGGCGGGCGCCATGGCCGCGCCTTTGTGAGCGCGATGGTCGATGCGCTGAAAATCAGCGCGGCGCGAAAAGACAAATACATGGAAAAAGTTCACCAGCAATTCAAGGATTTGTATGCCTCGATGCCGAAGGAGTGGCGCGAGCGCGATGATGACAAGATAGACGTGCCTGAGTGTCCCAAGAACGGCAGCACATTATGGTCGCGCGAATCTTTGCGGATGGTCGCCATGAACATGGGCAACACGGGCGACCGGTCCAATTTTGAAAAAATGTATAAAGGCGAGGGATGGGATGCGGAAGCTGTTTATGACGCGCTGAGATCAAAAAAGTATTTGACGGCGGACGACTGGAATTATGTGCAGGGCGTTTGGAACATCATGGATGAATGGAAGCCGGTTTTTGATGAATTTCAACGGCGGATGACAGGGGTTGGCATTACCTACGTGAAGGCCGAGCCGATCACAACCGGCCACGGGCAAACGCTGCGCGGCGGTTATTTCCCGGTCATGTATGACGCGGTGAACGCGAACACCGCCATGATGCGCGAAAAGATCGAGGGGGTCGAGGGTCAGGAGAGCGACAAGGGGCCGTATGGCCGGGGCAGTTTGGCGGCGCGCACCTATCAGGGCGCCATGGTCAACCGTACCGGTTATTTTGGTCCGTTGACCTATGATCCCATTGCGTTCGCTAACCGGTTCACCGACATGATCCATGACTTGGCGTACCGCGAGTCCATCATGAATGCCTGGAAACTGGTCAATGATCCCGAGATCAAGGCCATGATGATCGACAAGCTCGGGCCGGAGTTGCAGGCAAAGTTTAACCCGTGGCTGCGCGATCTGGCGGGCATGAGCGGCAAGCTAGATAACCGTGATCGCTTTATGCAAAATATGACGAAGCGGTTTCGGCTATGTTCGACCGCCATGTATATTGGGTTTAACCTTATGACCACGGCGTTGCACGGGCCTACCGCTTACATCCATTCGCTGGGTGAGACTGACAAACTGGCCGCGATTAAAAACTCCTTGGGCTTGGCGGATTTTAGAATGAGCAATCCGCGGTGGCAGTTCATTATGAACAACTCGCTTGAATGCGCCGAATTGGCCAAGCATGTCGATCTTGATGCCAGGCAGAATTTGCGCAGCATTTTGCAAAAAGAGAATTGGCAGACAAAGACTCTTAATGTCGCCTCGCAGTTGTCGCAATGGCTTCTCGCAAAAAGTCTGGTTTTTTCGGCTGGTGTGGTTTGGGAGACAGAATATGAAAAATTAATGGATCAGGGGATGGAGCATGAAGAGGCCGCTCTTGCGGCGGATCGAGCGGTGCGTGTGTCGCATGGCGGTGTGAATTTTATGGATCAGGCGGAAGCGTTTCGCAGCGAAGGAATCATGCGGAATCTGCTTTGGTTCGGCGGTTTCTGGAACAGCATCTTCAACAAATATGTTGACACAATCGCCATCGGTAAACGCGGCGTTTATGCGGCGCGCGCGGGCGACATGCAGGGCGCCAAAGAGGATTTTGGCAAAGTTCTTTCCAACACCTTTACATATCTTTTGATGCCGGCGGTGATTACGGCTGCGGCGCGCGGGTATTTACAAGGCGACAAGCCGGACAACGAGAGTTTTGAGAAATGGTATCTTGAAAACTTGTTGGTGGAACCGGCGCAACCTTTGCCCATCATCAACGCGGTGGCCAATATGTGGCTGCGACACCAAAAGACGCCGGACGTATTCGGCCCGGAGGAGACGATCTCTGACATTGTGGCGGCCGGACGCAATGATTATGATTTGTTCCAAACCGGGCAATATGATCCAAACATTCTGTTGCACAATGTGGAGGCGGTTGGATCAGTGGTGCCGCTGCCTGGCGCGGTGCCGCTGACCAAAGCCGGCGAGTATCTTTGGGATTGGGGAGATGGAAATTTGCCCCAGCAGACCCTTGCGGATGTGGCCAAAGGGGTGTTGCGCGGGCCACCTCACTAAAACGTGAATTGCATAGCGCCTTACCTCTGGTAGTCCTTACAAAAGGTAATGTTTAATTTTGTGAGGCGGTGCAATGGTTTTTGAAAAAGTGTGTAAAGTATTTGATCGTATCGGGACCGTCCTGGGGTTTCTTTTGCTGGGCGCCGGGTTTGTTATTATGATGGCAAGCGTTTTATGTTACGAGGTGTTCTGGTGGCACAAGATGATGGCGAACGTGGCTTATGCGGAAGCCAACCCGTTAGACGGCGATAGCGGGTGGTTTTTTGCGGGGCTTTGGCTGTTGCCGATTGTCATTCAAGCGTGGGGCGTTTTATATCCGCTGTACCTATGGGTCTCCGGCAAAGCGAAAGACGATCCGGCGCACCCCGACTATGTGCGGCCAGCTTACAAAGAGTCGCCCGAGGAAATAGCCCGTATGAAGGCGGCGCAGGAAAGGTTTCGGGAAAGCGTTAATAACCCAGAATTGTTTAGGCAAAGAGCGGAAGAGGCCGCGGAGAGGAAAAGGCAATACATGGCAAAATATAAGCGGTTGAAAGAGGAATACCGGCGGTTTTACCCGGATCGTCATCACCCCGAAGAGGATGACGACTGAGCGGCCCGGCCCCACCCCGGCCAAACTCTTTGTTGGCATAACTAACCCGAAGCCCTATATATCCCCCAAGCCAGGAGCGTTGCTTCTGGCTTTTTCGCAGTGGCGAAAGGGCATGACATGGGCCTATCCGATCTCCTGGCGACCGAGAGCAACCGCACGGGGCTAAGCCTTTGGATTGGCACGGCCATTGTGGCGGCCATCCAGTATTTCATCCTGCATCAGACCCCGGCCACGGCTGATTTGCTGGGCGCGGTGGTGGGGCTGCTGAAAATCCTCCAGCCCGACGCCAATGTGACCGTGACCCAACTCGCTTCCGAGATCACCGCCGTCAAAGCCCTGATCGCCGCCCCGGACGCGGCCAAGCTCGGGGCCGTCATCAACGATACCGAGGCGCTGGTGGCCGGCGCCGTCAATGATCCAACCGCAGCAAAGGCAGGCAAGCTATGAGCACCACGATTGAGTCCGACATCAACACCGCCGTGAACCTCGCCGCCCAAGCAACGGCGGTGGCCGCCGCCGTCTCAGGCAACCCGGCCGCCGCGACGGCTGCGGGGGCCGTTGAGGCGGTTGCCGCCGTCACCCAGGCCGTGGAAGGGGCTGCACCCCATCACACCGCCGTTGCGGCCATTGGGGCGGGCGTGCAGGCCCTTGCGGCAACGCCCATCGTGCAGAGCAACGCGCAGGCGGCGGGGCTCGCCAGCATCGCGTCGAGCTTCTTTTCGTGGCTGCAATCCGAGTTCGGCAAGCTGTAAGCTCGTTGCCCTTCAATGAAGACGGCTCTCCGTCACCCACACTTTTGCAACTCGCGTCCCGGCTTGCCTTGGTAGAGAAGTCTGTCGAGGACGTGCGCCATGAGGTGCGCGGCATGGATGGCAAGATGGATACGGTGGTCGAGTTTGTGACGGCCGAAAAGGCGGTGCGGGAGGAACGGCGCCAGGCAACGCAGTATCAGGAGCAAAGCCTGAACCTGTCGCTGCAAAAGGTGGTGGCGCTGGGCACCATGATCGGCGTGGCCATCGGTGCGGTGGAGTGGCTGGTGCGGACGTTTTCGGGGCACCCATGACCGACACCTGGGGCATGGCCGAGATGGTCAAGCAGTTGATCCCCGAGGAAGCGGTGCGGCTGTATGTCTATGATGACGCGACCGGCCAGGCGATTCGGGCGGGCACCGTGTGCCGCGGCAACCCGACAATCGGTATCGGGCGCAACCTGGCCGCCAACGGGATCAGCGCGGCGGAAGCCGATCTCATGTGCGTCAACGACATCAACCGCATCGCGGCCGATCTGGACAACCGGCTGTCCTGGTGGCGCAAGCTCTCGCCCGTCCGGCAGCGCCAGATATTGGACCTTGCCTTCAACATGGGGGTTGGCGGGCTGCTCAATTTTACCCATTTCCTGGCCGCCATGCAGGCCGGACACTGGCCCGATGCGGTGGCGGAATTGCAGGAAAGCCACTGGTGGCAGGAAGCCGGCACGCGCGGGCCGGCGATTGCCGACCGCATCCTGACCGGATAGCCCCGAGTCGTTCTGCTTTTGTTCCGCCCTGTCGCATAAATGAGGTGTGGCGCGTTAAGGTTGAACAAGTTTTCATATTTGCGCGTGACAGTCTTAAGACTTTGATCTAGCCTTGTCTTGTTACACTCCATCTTTGAGAAGGATGACATGACAAGAGCAATGGCAAAGCGCATCAAAGCGCTTGCGTCGAAGCACGCGCAGGCAACCCGGGTTAAACCGGCGGTGATTTTAGACGATACGTTCTTTCACATGAGTCAGCTAAAAGTTGGCGACACGCTGATTTGTTATGGCCGATGGCAGCCTTTATCGCGCTGGGTCATTTTGAATTTTGACAGCCATTACCTTGGAAAAACCGTGGGCGTCATCAAAGTCAAAAAGGTCAATGAGTTGCGCCGGTTGGGCGACATCGTGACGGTGCGCAACATCGACACGCAGGAAATCAAGAAGCTTTCGTTTGCTTATATGAGCTATTCCGCGATCTGGCGGCTGGCGCCGGATGCCAAAGCGGAGGCGGCCGATGAAGGTTAAAATCGGTGGCGTCGAGATCGAAATAGCGAGCGGCTATCTTAGATACGATGCGGATAGCGACACGGTGTTTCTGATGCCAAGCGCCGCGCCGACGCTCAACCATGCGCCCGCCCCGGTGCCGCGCATGGCGCCATTGCCAAGCGAGCCGACGCCGCGGAACGAAGATGGCCGCCGCCGCCCGCGCACGCCCGAACAAATTGCCGCTGCGGTTGAAGGGAAGGCGCGGGCCAAAGCCGCCAGGGCTGCGGCGGTTTATGCCGATGATCCCGACGCGCTCCGCAACGCCAAGCGCGAGGCGGATAGGCTGTATCAAAAGGAGCGGCGGGCGGCGCTTCGCGGCAAAGGTCCAGGCAAGTCGCAAGCGCAGTTGGAAGCGTTGGCAAAAGCCAGGGTGGCAAAGGCGGCAAAGCGCGCCGCGGACGCAACGCCGGAAAGGCCGAGGAGTCTACATGGTGAATATCTGGCGGCGGCAAAGCGGGCAGAGGCCGCCATTGTGGCAACCGGCGGCGACCTGGCGCAGACGAAGGCGGAATTGACCGCCTCGGTCATCGCGTTTTTGAAAAAAGAAGAAGAGCCGGTTTCGGCGCAAATGCTGACAAAAGTGTGCTTGGGGATGTTCAAGGGCGACAACGAAAAACGCTATTTTGCGATACTGTTGGATGACTTGGTGGAACAGGGCAAGATTATATGCGCCCTGCCCGACAAGCCCGGCGCCAAGCGTTGGTATGAAATCGCGCCCCCAAAAGCCCAAGCCCCGACGCGCCCGGCCCTGGAGACGGCGGGGACGTGATGAACGGCGTGGTCAACGAGGCGCATAACCGCATGATTGACCGGCTGCCCATGTGGGTGGTCTATCGCCCCACAACAAAGGACCATCCGGGCTTGTGGATCGCGCGGATGCACCTGACGCTGCCGGAGAACCAGGCAACGGAGGTGCATGTGATCGGCGAGACGCTGAAAGCGGTGCGGGACAAGCTGCCCACCGGGCTCTACCCGATGCGGCGCGACCCCAACGATGACCCGGTGATTGAGGAGGTGTGGCTGTGAGCGACTCCCTTGTGCTCTACGCGCAACCCATCCGCGGGCGGGCGTGCGGCGCCTGCCAAGTGTGCTGCGAACAGATCAGCGGGCATGAGATCGGCAAGGAGGCGGGCGTCAAATGCCGCCACCAGTTTTCAAAAGGCTGCCGCATCTATGCCAAGCGCCCCATCTCCTGCCAGTATTGGTCCTGCCGGTGGCTCTATGACCCCGACGCGGCCGGGCTGCGCCGGCCGGACATATCGGGCTACATGGTCGATCCCAAGCCAGAAAACATGATCGTGGACGGGCAGGTTCAATTTGCGTTGCCGGTGTGGATTGACCCCAAACGGCCGGACGCCCACCAGGCGCCGGAGCTACGCGCCTATCTGGAAATCGTGGCGGTGAAATATCGAATGCCGGCGATGATGCGGTTCACTCCCTATGACGGCTGGGTACTGGTGCCGCCGCAGTTGGTGGCTCACGGTGAATGGATGGAGATCAGGCTGGAAGGCCAAGCGCCGTTGCCGCCGGACGAATTTCGCGCGGCCATGGCGGCGGCGCTGGCGTCCGCGACATGATCCGGCGCGGCCCGGGGCTCTACATCCTGGACGACGCCGGCAACCCGGTGGCGACGGATGATATGTTCGTCTGGGGCCTGTTCATGTCGAGGGCCAAGCGGGCGGTCGCGCAAGAAATGATCGGCGATGTCCGCGTCTCAACCGTGTTTCTGGGGCTCGATCATCAGTTTGGCGACGGGCCGCCCATCCTATGGGAGACGATGGTGTTTTGGCCCGATGAGGGCGGCGATGAGTGCCACCGCTATTCGAGCCTGGCCGACGCCAAGGCGGGGCATGAGGCGGTGGTCGCGCGGATTGAAGGGGTGGTTGAGGCGGGGTTGGGGCTGGATGAGGGGGTCAAAAGAAAATAAACGGCAAAACCGCCTAATAAGCGTTTTAGATCAACACGCTTATTTTAGGGTTTGTAATGTAAGCGATATTATAGATTTACACTTTGATTTTTGAATGTTTATTGTGGTTCGCCAAAAATAGGAGAACGGCAATGGCATTAAGTGATCTGGTTTATATGTCTGTGGATGAGGTGGCCGAATACGTTCGAGTGCGCAAAGATAGTGTGGCACGCTTGGTCAAAGCGGGGATGTTGCCGGCGCCGGTTTGCAAATTCGGACCGCGGAAAGCACGGTGGTATCGGCCCGATGTGGATAAGGCGATGGGTGTCGAGCCGCCGGAAAAGGACACCAGTGAAATGGACAGCTTCCGAGCGCAGTTGGAAGCGAAAAGCAAAAAAAGACATGAAATCTGGAAGGGCTCGTTGCTTCATAAGGATTACCGCTGACTCGCGCGCCGGTTGTAATATCACGTTCGCGTGAGGCGGCATTTAGACCGTGAAAAAGGGGGTGGAGGCCAGATCGGTCCCCACCCCTTTCCATTTCCGGGACTCAAATGCCCTAGAAAAATTTTCTCTTTTCAGAACAACTCTAACCGCGTATTAGACATGGTATGGGTTGTTCTTCGTTTGTAAGTCATTGATTTTGCAGGCGTTTGGCCTTTTTTCAAATAAGCCTACATGCCTACGATTACAATGGGTTATTGGGCGTTCGTCCATCTTCGTCATCCCACCTCTTTGCCATAGCCGATTTGGCCAGCTTTAACCGGTCGCGCATCTGCACGTAAGTTGCCACGCTGTTGGGGTGTTTATGCCCGCTCACGCCCATGATCTCATACGGGCTGGACCCGCTATCGGCGAGTTGCGTGCAGACCAGCTTGCGGATGCCGTGGGTGTTGATCTGGCGCTCAACGCCAAGCTTCCTTATGGCGTATCCAAGCCGGCTACTGAGGGTTTTGGGGTTGTAGGGCTGCCCCAGCTTGTTGAGCAACACATAGTCCTTGGGATCGCCCCACTTCCAGGTCACATGGTCAGTCATAAGCTCGCGCATGAAATCTGGCTTGAGCGGTATAATCCCTTGCTGTCCGTTTTTGAGTTGCTGGTGTTCGCCAATGCACTCGACCCCGCGCTCGGTGATTTGCTCCCATTGCATGGCGCAAAGATCACTGGCCCGCAAAGCGGTCGCGTAAGCCATCTGGATCACCCTGCTATAATGAACAGGCAAATGCCGCTTGCACAACTCATATTCTTCCTTTGTCCAGGTCAGCAACGTCCCGATCACTAAGTCTTTTCCCAGGTTGGTCGCTGGGGAAAATGGGATATATCCATATTCCACGCACCAGGAGAAAAACCTTGATATGGCGCGAACAAAAACCATCCCCGCACCATGCCCTGATTTGCTTTGGCTGCGCGTGTTGGCTAAGGTTATGATGTTGTCCCGAAGGGACATAAGATGTCTGCGGTCTATGTCTTTCAACAGATGTTCCCGGCCTAACTCATCCGGGGCCGCATAGGTATCTTCAAACATCTTCATATAGCGTGCATTGTTTAGTTTTGTGCTCGCTCTAAGATTTTTCCAGGCAGGGCTTTCGCGGTACGCGGTCAAAGCCTCCATGACGGTAACGCCGCTTGGCCGCCTAGTCGGCTTGCGCGGATATTTGTAGGTTTTTACAGTGCCATTGGCAAGCGTGTGCTTTCTCTTACTTGTAGCCTTTAATCTTTTCATTTAACCGCTCCATTGCTATATCGGGGTCGCGCCCCGCCGTCACGCTACTGAAAACGGCGTCTAAGGCAAGACGGTCAAATCGCGGCGAGCGGTATCCGAGACTGTAATCCGGGGCCGGAATTTTTTTGTCCTTAACTAGACGTTGCAACCGGTCGAGCCGCACGTCCAGATATTCCGCCGCCTGCCGCGGGCTCAACCAACGCCTGTCAAATTGCCCCATGACCTTACTTCCCAGATCGTTGCATCTTAATGCTTGGTTGCTTCCATGCCGGCGGGCCGCTCCTCGGTGCGCTCGTCGGGCAGCGATTGTTGCGCCGCGTCCAGCATGACGCCAAAGCAAACATGGCAGCAGTTGCGCAGCACATTGCGCACGGGCGGCTCACCATCCTGGCTCGGCCATTCGATCAGCACGGCAACCTTGGCTTCCGGCCCATGCTCTTCCAGCACGCCCACAAGGGCCTCAAGCAGCGCGTCCAAATTCTCAACCATCCTGGCTCTCCTCGATCAAAGTTTGCAGTTCCGGCCCCGGTTTTACGGCCATCCATTCGCACAATGCCACGCGCCAATCGAGCATGAGCGGCGAGTTGCCGGCGGCCTGCAAAACCGCGATGTTCCGCAGGTAATCCAGCGTCTTATCGGCGGCGGCGGCGTGCATCCTTTCGATGGCCACGATCATAAACCGCCGGCTGTCAAAATCCTCGCGGCGCCAATGGTCGGCCGGCGTGCCATAGCCGCATAGGCGCAACACCTCATCGCGCTCCGCTGGGGCGATGAGTTGTTTCACGCGCCTTCGCCCCGCAGCCCGGCCATGACCTTTTGCATCATCGCCATATCCTCCGGCGGCGGCGGGATGCCGGCCCAGTCCTGGGTGTATTCGCACGCATCGCACACCCAGCCGCCAGGCGTGGCGATCAGGCTGGCGCCGCAAGCGCAGGTGTAGGGGGCCATAAAGTTGCAACGCTGCACGGCGTTGAGCCGCCGGACGGTTTCATCATCCCATGGGGCGTAAATCTTGCTCATCCGAAATGCCTCTCAACCTTTGCCCCATCCGCGATGTCGATCAGCCGCGCCATGCGCTTTCTGATATGCTCGAAAATAGCCGGCGCGCGCACGGGAAGCTCGGCCAAGCCGGTGCCGATGCCATCTTCGGGCAGCACGATGGTTCCGCCGTTTAGCAGAAAATGTTCCAGATCATTGAAGGCGTGATCGATCTCCCGTTTGATTTCGGGGTGTTCATGCCAATCCCGATTTTTGAAAAAATCCCATTCCGCCCGGCTCGGGCGCCATTTGGTGGGGATGCCGATGGCGTTGGGCTCGCCCCGCATCTCGAACGCCTGGCCGCCAAAACCGCTGCGGCGCATGTTGTCGCCATACGCGAACAGCACATCCGGGTTAGCCTGGAGGTCGGCGCGGCGGATAAGTTTTTGGAAGATGACGCGGCCGGTCATTGGGGGAGGGCCGGTTGAAGGATCGGCGGCAGCAACGGTTGGGCGCGCGCAATCGCTTGGTTCAATTCGTCCATCGCCTCCGGGCCGTCCTGTTCCGCCATTGTCACCAGTTTGGGCAACCCGCGCTCCATGGCATCCGCCACCTCCTGGCCGGTGGCGTGGCGGCCCTCCGTCCACCATTCCACGGTGTAGGGGTCGCCAAGCGAGATCAGTTTGCCGTTATGGGCGTCAATCAGCGTGTAGCTCCTCGATGTCCAAAGCGCGGCAACCCCCGGATTGTGGGCCAGCATCACGCCTGGCGGCGGCGGTAAATCCTCCGGCATCCCGGCCTCGCGGCGGTGCGCGTGCGGCTGGGTCAGAAACGGGCACGCCACCAGCGCATAAAGCGCGCACTCCCGATGGCTGGGCGGCTCGGCGCTCACCCGGTTGACCACGCACATGGGGCCGATGGGCCAACACAAGAATTTGCCCAACGGCTGCCCGCAAAGAAAACAACGGTTGTTGTTGACGCAAAGCCGCCATTTGGCAGGGTCCATGACCCGCAGGTCAACCTCGCCGTCAATCTTGGCGGCAAAAAACAAAGCCGGAAAGCCGTTCTTTGTAAGAGGCAACGCCTTCATGCGGGGCGGCATGGTGAGTTTGGCGATGGAGGGGTGAAGTGTCATGTCGTGTTCCTTTCTCACCAGTCCTGGTCCGCAACGCGCTTCACGATAACCCAGCCTCCGGGCGGGCTCCACGTCGCTTTGAAATAAGCCCGGTGCGCGTCCCCCATAGCAACCTTGACATGGGGCGGCACATCCGCCGATTCGACAAGCTGACGCCGGTCGCGGCGGCTATCGTAGACCAGCCACGGGCCGTCCGGCGGGGTTATTGGGCGTTGGATTTTGACGATCTCGGGCATTTTTTGGTCCTTCTTGCGTTGCGCCGCGTTGCGTTGCGTTGCGCCGCGCCGCGCCGCACAGCGCTGCGCAGTTAACTTTCAAATATTTTTCAGCATATCGCGCAAAACCTCTGCCGTGGGTTTCGGTTTGGTGTCCTCCGTTGCCGCCGCTTTCTGAGCTTTTTCCGAAGCGGCAAACTCGATCAGCGCGCACATGGCAATCTCCCGGTTGGCCGCCAGGGCCGCCTCCCGCGGCATGTCGTTGGCCGCGCATACCGCGCGCATCATGAAACGGCCAGCCTTTGCCGCCTTGCGCTTGATGCGCGACCGCGCGTTGGCGCCAACGAGGTGAGTGTCCTGCGGCGGCAGCCGCATTTGCCCCACCTTCCAGATCGACGCGAAAATAGCGCCGCTCTCCCGATTGAGATTTTCAATGGCGCGCATCAGAACATACCGCTTTTCTTTGACATCAAACCCCACTTCGCGGCTAAGCGTTTCATAGGTGATAATGCCGCCAATCGGCGCCTCGGCCAAAATTGCCTGGATCGCTTTTATTTCGATGGCGGTTTTTAGCATGGGATCAAAGTTCATTACGGACTCCGATTAAGGGCGTTGCGCTGCGAGGCGTTGCGCGGCGATGCGCTGCGCTGCGCGGCGACGCGCCGCGGTGCGCTGCGGCGCGGTGCGAGCGAATAACAAAACAAATCGTTGCGTAGCGACGCGGCGCGGCGCGTTGCGCTGCGGAGCGCGGCGGGGTGTAGCGGTGCGAGCGAATAACAAAACAAATCGTTGCGTAGCGACGCGGCGCGACACGTTGCGTTGCGTGGCGTTGCGGCGCGTACCGCTGTGTTGCGAGGCGATGCGGTGCGAAGCGATGCGACCTCATGATTAGGCGGCGAGCAATTCGCGGTTGTCAACCCAAGTCAGCGAGGCGACTTTGAAGCGGCCATTGGTGCCGCCCTTTTCGGGGCGGAAGCGGCCCGTGCCAATATACATTCCAGCAATTTGCAACATTTCCTCAAAAACGTCCTTAGTGATAATCGGGTCGAGAATGTGAACATCGAATTTCGTTTCCCATTCGACGAGTTGCGGAAACATCCGTGGCACGCGCTTGCCGGAGCCGCGTACCCCGTCCGCGTTGGCGGAAATCAAAATCGGTTTCACCGTTTCGGGATCAATGTTCAGAGCGGGGTCCGACAAAATCGCTATGCCGCTCAAAAACTTCGCGGTCCAGGTCGCCTTGCCCTGGCCAGGGATTTGGCGCTTGGAATACTTGGCCGCCGCCGCGATGGCTTGGTGCAGTCCGTGAGCGGGGATCACCACCGTTTGCTTGCCGTTGACCGTGGCGACGTTCATTTTTGAGCGCCAGGTGCGCTTGTCGTACGCATCATGCGACTCCCGCTCCAAGTGTGGTTGATCGTGCTGGCGCGATTGAGACAGCGGCGAAAGGCCGATGATGTGGCAGGTTGCGATAGAAAAATTCATTTCGGTCTCCTATGGAAAGGCGTTGAAAGGGACGTTGCGTTGCGTTGCGGTGCGCAGCGTTGCGCCGCGCTGCGATGCGTTGCGCTGCGGCGCGGTGCGACGGTGTTCGTTAGCGGGCCTCCTTTGGCGTAAGCTCGCGCTCGCGCCGGTCAAAGGCTTCCGCAACCTTCTTGACGGACTCCGGCCGCGCTTTGCGGTTGAGTTCGCGCCATTCGACAAACAGAGGTTGTTTGGACAGAGAAACCAATTCGGCCAGGCTGGGGCACGCCTCGATATGCGCGATCAGCCCGGCGGCGCCGTCATCTGGCGCATCCGGCAATACCTCGCCGGTCTCGGCGTCAAAGGTGCGCGGTGGGGCGGGTTGCGCCTGCACCGCGCGCTCCAACTCATCAAGTTTACTTACACGTTCCCGGCTCGCCGTGGCGGCGGGCGCCGCCGCCGCCGGCTGGTCGGTGATGTCGGCCGCCTCGCCATCAACATAACGTTCATCAACCACACGATCCACGGCGCGCGAGAGCCGGTCATCGCCGTCACGGTCCGTGCTGCTTGGCAATTTTTTGTATAGCCGGCGGATGGCGGTTTTGCGCCACATCTCGGTTGCAAACGGGCCGCCCCAAGGCCCTTTGCTCCATTGTTTGTTGACGTTGCGAGCCGCTTCCACTTGTTTCGCCGTCAAAACTTCACGCTGTTTTTCGCCAGAGCGAAGAGTCGCCACCGCATAGCACGCAATCGGTTGCGCGTTGTCAGCAAGGTCCAGGTTGCGCTCATGCTCAATCCGGGGCTCGTCGCCCAAAATCACGGCAAAATGCTCACCTTTGTAAACGATCTCCGCGTGCAGCGAGAGAATTTCACCGCTGTTGCGGGCCAGTTTCATAAGCCCCGCTGTCATCGGTTGCCAGGTCGCGGCCTCCGCCCCCAAAAGACTGTTCCACCGCCGCACCAGAACACCCTCCCGGCCATCGGGCAAAAGCCCATCAGCGGCGGCTTTCTGGCATTCGAGAAACAGCGTGCGCTGGTCCGTCTGCAACAACTTCGGGTCTTTTTGTACGGCCAACATGCAAACGCGCTCGAACCGCTCATAAGAAATATGGCTCGGCAACGCCGCGCGTATTTGCGCCTCAACCCGCTTGAAGTTTTTCTGGAAGCTCTGCGCCTCCACGTTCATGATCTCGTTCATTTGGCCCCCGTTTCTTTCACGTCCAACCGCCGATAGCCTTTGCGCCCGCCAATATGCTGGCCCACCATGCCCAGCGTTACCAACCTGCCGGGATCGTCGGCCACCTCGATGTATTTGGCCGAAAATCCGTCCGTCCAGGCGGAGCGGGCCGCCCCCAGCTTTTCCATGATGCGGGCCTTGGCCAGCGCCTCCTCCTTCTCCAGCTTCTTGCGCTGCTCGGTCAGTGCCAGAAGCTCGGCGCAGAGTTCGGGAAATTCGTTGTCGCCGGTCAGGTTTATGCTGGTATTTGATATGGTCGGATTGAGTTCTTTCAGCGCGTAGAAGGAAGAGTCCGAACCATCAATCGGCGGCGGCTTGCCTTCGTCAATCGATTTCCAGAACGCGGTAACACGGGCACGGATTTCGGCGATGATCGCGGGCCGCGCCTCATACTCGTAGATTTCAAGCCGGTTGCCGCCCACCAGCGCCCCCACCGCGCCCCATGTCATGTTGCTGGCCGCTAATTGATGTTGCAGTTGCAGAAGGATGTGAATCGGCGGCTCGTTGTCCAGCCATTTGCGTTTCCATTCCACCGCGTCAACGTTCTTGATTTCCAGCGCGCCGAAATTCTCCACCGTTTCGATAACAAAATCCAATGTCGCGCCAAGGCCGGGTGTGGTCACGTCAACCATGTGCCCGCCTTTGCGGATGGGCCAGCCCTTGCGGCGAGCCACCACCTCGGCGATGGCGGTCTCAAGATCGTTGCCCCAGTCAATGCGCTCGGCACTCATTTCAGGCGGCGCGATGAGCCCGGCCTTCACGTTCCAAAGCGCATAGTGTGAAAGCTGGTAGGGCTGCTGGCAACCAAACAGAGCCGCCACCTCGGACCCGCCGACGACGGACAGGCGGCGGCGGTGCCAGTCGGCATCGTGGCCGCTCACGACGCAATCACCAGCACGGCCAGCCCCATGGCGAGCAAGCAAATGACCGTGAAAAACTCGGCCACAAGCACGAGCGGCCGGGCGCTGAACAACCAGCGCAACACGCGCTGCCGGCGGGTGGGCGGGCGCCACAACATCACTGCACCAGGCCGGCGGCGCGCAGGCGTCCGCGGCTCGCCCGGGCCGCCTCGCGCTTGTCGATCATCGCCCCCTCGGCCCACGCGAAAAGCCGTGCGAGGGCATCGCGCAGGTCGCCCGGGAGGTCGGGCGGCATCTCCATGGCGGCGGCGGTCAGATGCCCGCAGAACGCCTCCGCCTCATCCCGGCGCACCTCATCGTTGATGTAAACCAACTCAGCCTCATTGGCCGCATCCTGATGCCCCAAAGCCATCATACCCTCCCAAAGCACAACCTGTGGTGAGCATGGTGTAACAAAGCCGCCGCCAGCGTGCAACCGCTCAAAGGCGGCTAGGACATTACATCTGGGGATAAGTCGGGGGATATTGTGGATAAGTTTTAGACTGTGGATAACTCAACAGCGCAACCGGAAGTAAGCACCAGATGCTAAACAGGTGATTGACTCCCGTCCATCTTTAGGTTGTATTTCGGCCCTCTTTCGGCTTTCTTGCCGTCACACGGTGAAAGGGGACAAAAAATGCCTTGCAGAGAACGCGCGCCTGGGGCGCCCGCGCCGGCCAAGCCGCCTGTGATCCGGGAGCCTCAGACGGTGCTGGTCACTCCGAAGGCACCCCCGAAATATGTTCGGAAATCAAAACCCGCTTCAACCGCGCAAGCTCTTGCTCGGCCCGGAAGCTGACCGCGATGTCGAGCAATCGCTGGGCATTCTCCGGCGTCAACCCGTCCAAAATACTTTTGGCCTTTTCCTCGGGAAACGGCCGGTCTGATACCAAGTCGTTCAAGCTGCACCCCAAAGCCCGGGCGATTTTGCACATTCTCAAAATGCCGGGGTCCGGGCTTTTGCCCGCAATGATGTCGCGCACCGCCGTTTCCGCCAGCCCGGCGTCCAACGCTAATTTTTTTTGATAGGTCTGCCGGGCCTCCATCCACATAATCAGGTTTTCAACGAGCCGGGTGCGGGACACTGTTTGGGACATAAGGTTTTGATCCTGTGGGATTGGGACAGCCATGTTGTGGGAAATATCCCACAACTTTAGGCTCGTCAAGCTAAATGGCCCACACGCTTGACGCGATGGCCTAGCCGCCATTATCCTGGGGTGATGAACCAGCATGAAGCGTTTCTCAAGGAAATCGAGGATTTTCTGACCGCAACCGGCATGGCCCCGACGCGGTTCGGGCGGGAAGCCGTTAGCGATCCCCATTTTGTGGCCCGGGTTCGGCGGGGCGGCAATGTGACATATCGCACGAGTGACCGCGTGCGCTCCTACATGGCGGGCGTGCGCGGCGCGGCGTTGTCGTTCGTGCGGCCCATTGACCGTCCCTCTTTAGGCAAAAGCCCGAAGGCCACCGCCGCCGCGATCACGGCGAAGATTTTGGAGCTATTCGCGTGAAAGCTTGGCGCGAAGGCTCGTTTGAGCCGCCCGCCCGCCCGGAGCGCGATGCCTCGGGCCGGCGTGATGTCTGGGTGCTGGTCGCCTGCTTGGCCCTGGCCGCTTCGCCCGCTTTGGTCGCCCTGCTCGCGCTGGGGTGGCTGTGATCTCCCGCCAGGAATTGGCCCGCCCTGGCGAGCGCGCTTTGGGCCAAACCGTCTCCCTAAACTTGACCCGCGCCGGGGCTGCTTTGGCCGTTCCCGGCGCGGGTTTTTTTGCGCGGTGACGGCGCCATGGTGGCTGTCTCGGTGCGCGCGCAAGCCTTCGAACTGAAACGCCTGCGCTATACCAACGCTGAGATCGCCTACGAGCTACGCCTAAACATCACAACGGTTGCGAAACTGTTTTGCGATGATCCGATTATCCAAAGCGCGCCGCCAGATGAGGTGTTGCGCGAGCGCAAATGCCTGCGGTGCGGCGAGGAAATCGTGGTGCCGCGTCTGATTTTCCGGTGCCTCCCGTGCCGTAAACGGGATTAATTCAGGAGCGTTCCATGAACATCACGAAGGCGAGGGTTCGTGTGCTTGAAAAAGCACGCGCGGGGAAACTTATGATTCTGGGCGGTTTTGGCGGCGACACCGCGGACATCAAGCCGGTGTCAAGCCCGATTTTTGAGCATCGCACCGCCGTTCTGGTGCTGTTGCAGGCGGGGCTTGTGCAAGCCGGCGATGGGTTCAACCAGTATGAGTTGACGGAGGCGGGCAAGGCATTGCTCGATGCGGCGCCGCCCTGTTTGCGGCCCGGTCATGTGCCGAAGCGGTACAAGCCCAAGGCTGCCGTTGAAACGATACGGTCTGTCGATGGGGCGTGAGCCGCGAAACTGAGTTCCAACTCCACCGCGCCTGCGCGGAGTTTCTGGACTGGGCGCTGCCGAGCAATGCCTACCATACCGCCGTTGACGCTGGCGCGCATTCATCGCGCGGGGCCGGCGCCAAAGCCAAAGCCCGGGGCGTCAAAGCCGGGTTCCCGGACCATCTGATTTTCTACGCCGGGCGCCTGATTGCCATCGAGTTCAAAACCGCCACGGGCAAGGTCTCGCCCGCGCAACATGAATGCCACGCCCGGCTGCGGCTCAACGGGGTGCTGGTCTATGTCTGCCGCTCCGTCGAAAGTCTGCGGCTCGCCCTGGAAGAAGCAGGCATCCCGCTGCGGGCGCGGCTGTCGTGAGGGCTTATTATAACGAAATCGATCCGTTTTGCGCGCAATGGCTGCGCAACCTGATAGCGCGCGGCCTGCTGCCGCCGGGGGATGTTGATGAGCGGTCAATCAAACTTGTCAGCCCAGATGACCTTCTGGGATTTACTCAATGCCACTTCTTCGCCGGCATCGGCATCTGGCCCCACGCCTTGCGCGCCGCCGGATGGGATGACGCCCGCCCCGTCTGGACCGGAAGCTGCCCCTGTCAGCCGTTCTCCGGCGCGGGCAAGGGCGGCGGCTTCGATGATCCCCGCCACCTCTGGCCAGACTGGTATCGGCTCGTCAAAGCCGCCCACCCTGTCTCAATCCTTGGCGAACAGGTTGATGGTCCGGCTGGCCGGGCGTGGTTCGACCTTGTATGCGCAGACCTGGAAGCAAGCGGCTACGCCTGCGGGCAGGTCGTATTTAATTCTGCGAGCGTCGGCGCTCCCAACATCCGTCACCGCCGCTTCTGGCTGGCCCACACCAACCGTCAAAGCCAGGAGCGGGGGCGCGACCACGGACCCGGACAAGGTTTTGGCGCGGGCGAAGGGCGGGCACGCGAACGATTTGCAGGATTTTGTCCAGTTGGCGGTGGGCTCAACCACGCCAGCATCGCGGGATTACCGGACGCCGAACCACCGGACTTTGACGGAGCGCGGCGGGGGCGAACAGTTGCCCAACCAGACGGTCCATCCGATCCCTGGCGCGAGCTTGAATGGATCGACTGCCGTGACGGAAAATCGCGGCCTACTCAACCCGGAATTTTCCCGCTGGCTCCAAGGTATCCCGGCGATGTGGGGAAACTACGCGCCTACGGCAACGCGCTCAACGCCATCGTCGCGCAAGAGTTCGTCGCCGCCGTGATGGACGTGATCCCATGAAAAACCCCCGCCCCACCCAACCCCTGTTGCCCATGCAAGCCCGCGAGCGCGGCCCGGACGGCTCGCACTTCTCGCCCGGCTTTGAAGCCGCATTCTGCTCGGTGTGCGGCTCGCCTGAATTGATCGCCATCGCGCCTGGCAGCGCCCCGGCTGTCGCCCCCGGCGGCTTTGCCGTGAGCGCGGGCC